AACAATGGCGGCTCAAGGGGCACGCCGAAACAGCGTTCTGGGATTGGATGGCATCATGGTCACGCATGGCGCAAAAACCCTCTGATCTTGGTGACAGCGATCTAGGATTCGAACTGCCGCCTTTCGAGGTCGTTCGCCACAAAGCGCGGGACAGCGAGATCGACCGCGACTTTGCCGATATGTTTGGCATTCCCAATGTTTCCGCCACGTCGTTGCATGGCCTGAAGCGTCTGACGCTTCAGGCCCGGACGGAGAGGGTCGCCGAAACAATCGCGGCCGAACCCGGCGAAGCCTGGATCATTTGGTGTCACACAAATTACGAGGCCGATGCGTTGTTGGCCGCCGTGCCGGATGCAGTTGAGGTCCGCGGGTCTCAGTCCGCTGACGAGAAAGAGGAAAAGCTAACGGCTTTCGCGCTTGGCCAGGCAACGCGGATCATCGGCAAGCCGTCAATGATCGGTTTTGGACTGGACTGGTCGCATTGTGCGCGCATGGCCTTCGCCGGGCAGTCGTTCTCCTATGAGAGTTGGTATCAAGCGGTGCGCCGCTGTTGGCGCTTCGGGCAGAAGCGCCAAGTCATGGTGCATCTCATGGTCGCTGAGGGCGAGAACGGGATCGGCCGCGTTATCAACCGCAAGGGCAACGATCACGCCAAGATGAAAGCAGCGATGCAGGATGCCATGCAGCGCGCCCAAGGCTTATCGGCAACGGTTAAAGCGCCTTACCTCCCGAACCACAAAGCGAGGCTCGCTCCATGGATCTCCGCTGCTTGAACTCAGAGGCCGGCAAAAGCTGGCAGGCGCTTCACGGCGATTGCGTCGACGTGCTCGCTCAGATGCCAGCGGAGAGCGTCGGCCTAAGCATCTACTCGCCGCCGTTCGGTTCGCTGTTTGTCTATTCGGAGAGTGCGGCCGACATGGGCAACTCGACCGATGCCGAGTTTGCCGAGCATTACAGCTATCTCGTGCGGGAGAAATTTCGCGTCACCAAACCTGGGCGCCTAACGGCCGTTCATTGTTCTGACCTGCCGATGACGAAATGGCGGGACGGGGTGATAGGCATCAAGGATTTCTCAGGGCAGATCATCAAGGCCCACGAGGAAGCAGGCTGGATTCTACACGGCCGCCGCACGATCTGGAAATGCCCCGTCGTGGAAATGACCCGTACCAAGCATGTCGGCCTGCTCTACAAACAATTGCAAAAAGACAGCAGCAAGAGCCGGGGCGGTATGCCGGATTATTTGCTCACCTTCATCAGGCCAGGCACCAACGCCGAACCGATCAGCCACACGCCGCACGACTTCCCGCTCGACCAATGGCAAGAGTGGGCATCCCCAGTCTGGATGACGGTCGATCAGTCAAATGTGCTGAACGTTCAGCAGGCCAGAGACCATCGCGACGAGCGGCATCTATGCCCGTTGCAGCTCGACGTTATTGAGCGGGCTGTCATCATGTGGAGCAACGCCGGAGACGTGGTGCTGTCGCCGTTCATGGGCATCGGCTCAGAAGGCGTCACAACCCTCAAGCTGAAACGTAAGTTTATCGGCGTCGAATTGAAGGAAAGCTATTGGCGGCAAGCGTGTCGCTATCTCGATGCCGAGGACCGGCAGGCTGATTTGTTCGAAGGGGCCGCCGCCTAATGCTTCGCACGCCCCATCCAACCCGGCAAGAGCGCGAAGACCGCCGCGAGGAACGCAACGTGGCCCGCAACAACTCAGACATTCGCCCTTGGATCTCCATTGGCGAGGCAGCGTCAATCGCCCTGTCGGGCATCGAAAAGAAAAAGCGGGAGGCTAAGGATGGCGGTTGAATGGTGGCGCTCATGGCATGGGGCTCCGACCGACCCGAAGTGGCTCTCTGTTGCGAAGCGGGCCGCGGTATCGCCCGGTGTCGTGGTGGCAGTGGCTTGGGCTCTTATCGACCACGCCAGCCAAGCGGGCGAGCGCGGCGACGTGTCCGGTTTCGATTGCGAAGCCTTGGGTGACTATCTCGGCTTTGGCGAAGGCGAAGTCGCCGCCGTGCTCCAGGCAATGCGCGACAAGTCGATCATCATAGGCGATCGGCTTTCGTCGTGGAACAAGCGCCAGCCAAAACGCGAGCGAGACCAAGATATTAGCACGGAGCGCGTGAGGGCGTTTCGCGATAAGCAACGCCATGTAACACCACGCAACGCCACGAAACGCCTAGATAAAGAGAAAGATACAGATACAGAGGTAGAGAAAGAAAAAGAAAAAAAGGAAATAGGCGCTGATGCGCCGCGTGATGAGCTCGAAAAGGTTCTCGATCCGCTACATGCTGAGGCGGTCGTTGCGCATCGCGTCCGGCTGAAAAAGCCTCTTACCGCTCACGCAGCAAAGCTTCTAGCGGGCAAATTTTCTAAGTGCGCAGACCCAAACGCTGCCGCCGATGCGATGATCTCCAACGGTTGGCAAGGCTTTGAACCGGAATGGCTGTCGCATCGCAAAGGGCAAGGGCCGCCCATTGAAAGCGAACGTTTTGGCGGCTTGGTGATCGCAGAACTTGGGGAGAAGCATGGGTGAAAACCGACAGCGAAATTTTAGCCAAGGCGGGAATCAGGGTTCGCGCCAGCGCCGGCACGCAGCGCGTGCTTTGCCCGCAATGTTCGCATCTGCGCAAGCCGGCGCACCGCAAGACGCGCTGCCTATCGGTGAGCTTCAAGCCGGACGGCGTGCAGTGGTTTTGCCATCACTGTCACTGGCACGGGGGCGCGTTCTATGACGACAGTGGCGGAGCAAGGAAACGCCTGGCTGGAAGCGCGCGGGCTCGATCCAGAGCTTGCCGCAAAGATGGGCTGGGGAGCCGCGGCGCGGAAAGACGGCTCGTTGTGGATGAAGATCCCATACATCCGCGACGAAAAGCCCGTGACGATGCAGTATCGGCGCCTCGACGCCAAAGAGTTCCGCTTCGCGAAAGATTCTGAGATCGAACTGTGGAACGTGGACGCGCTGAAGGACGACACGCTGGCGGACTATCCGCTGGTCCTGGCCGAAGGGGCTTGCGACGGCCTGGCGCTGCTGCAATGCGGCTTTGCTCGCACCGTGGCCGTGCCTGGCTGGTCCGACAAGAATTTCGAGCCGGAGAATTACGAGCCGTTCAAGCGAAACGAGGCTGAAATCCGCAAGGCGCAGCGTTTTGTCGTGGCGCAGCACGCCGATAACGCCGGCGCCGCGATGCTCCGTGGCGTGGCGAATTTCTTTGACGAATGCGACGCGCGTTACGTCTCGTGGCCGAAGGGATGCAATGACGCGAACGACACGCTCTTGCTGCACGGCCCTGAGGCGGTCGTTCAGGCGGTCAATGGCGCGAGGCAGGTCGATCCGGCTGGCGGGCTGATAACCGGCCTCACCGACTTGCCACCGCGGCCAGATCGCAAGGTTTGGCGGCTCGACTATCCTGAGGTCGATCGGCTCATGGCGTTCCGCTCGCGCGAGGTCTCGCTGCTCACTGGCACGCCGAGCGCCGGCAAGACCACCTTCATCACTTGGGTCGCGCATCATCTGGTCCGGGCCAACGATATTCGCGTGGGGCTAGGGCTGTTCGAGACCGACCCGACCGAGGCACGGCGGCATCTGCTCCGGCTCAACGGCTGTCTCGACGACGCGGTTTTCGATGCAGCCAAGGAAGCCCGCGTGCTCGCCAAACTCGACCGCAACTATCGGCTGTTTCACCGGGTAGATGACAGCAACGACGACACGATCCACGGGATGAAGTGGCTCAAGCAGATGATCCACAAGCTAGCCGCCCGGGACGGCTGCAATCTGATCGTAGTTGACCCGTGGAACGAGCTCGAACATTTGCTCGAGCCTGGGGAGAACATGGCGACCTATGCCAATCTGGCGCTGATGCGCATGCGCCAATGGGCCGACCGCTACGACATTCACATCTGCGTCGTGGCACACCCGAAGAAAATGGAGCCGGGGCGCAAGCCGCTAGGCTATGACGTGGCCGATGCCGCTGCCTTCGCCAACAAGCCGGGCATGGGCTGGACTATTCACCTTGAGAACGACGATAGCCATGGCGAACACGTCTCGCTGACCTGTTGGAAGGTCCGCAACCGGCAAGAGACCGGGTGTCGGCCTGGCATGATCCGGCTCAGCTTTGATGAGAATTTGATGGTCTATCGGCCATGGGCACCAAAACAAGCAGTATAGGAACCTAACCTTGGCCGACAGGGGAGAGAAGGAGCGAGCGTGACCGACCTTGATTGGTATGCCGTGTATTGCCACGCAGCAAAAGAGCCTTTGGCCGACCTCAATTTACGGCGCGGCGGCTACGAGACATGGTTCCCGCACGAGCGGGAGTGGCAGCCCTCGGAAAAGAGCAAGACCCTATCCGAGCTCTGCAAGCGCGCCTATTTCCCGCGCTACCTGTTCGTGCGGGCCATGCGCGGGATGCTTTCAGCGGTGAATGGCGTCATCGGCGTGTCCACTGTGGTCTACGCCCCGGGGGGCGAGCCGTTTCCGATCGATGCCGAAGTCATGCAGCGCTTGCAAACAGAGCTCGGGCCGTCGGGCAAGGTCTATCGCGATTTGCCGCCACGGGAGCAATTCGCGGGCGTGGTAGGTCAGATGTTCCGCTTTGGCGAGGCGTCGCCGTTTTTCAATTTCGTGGCGCAGGTTACTTGCGTGCTTGACAATGAACGTGTCCGCGCTAAGTTCCTTGAGAAATTATTCGGCGCACCAGATCACGAAATCACCGTGTCGGTCGCTCAGGTTGGTGAACTACTGCCCCCAACGGGCTCGGCAAGAAACTAAGACCGGGCGGGACATGCACCAACGGCTCACTTCCGAGCCTATCACACGCAGCCTCGCGTAAGGCGGCGCTTTGCTTTTCAGGCCAACTCCCAATGCCAACGGTGATTGCCTACTTGACTGCACAGAATCGGGTCGCCATCCGAGACCCGCGTGACAGGCCGGGCGTTTTGATGTTTGAAAGGAAGGCTTTCATTTAGCGTTGCTAAAATCACGTGACCGCTACATGCTGTGCGGACGAATCGTCCGACAAAAAACAAAGGTGGCGATTCACAAAACGGGGGACTTGCAACGCATTGCGGGGAAGCGCTCCTGCGGAGCCGGGTTTGGACGCCCGGCCCCGCATGAGCACTTCGACAGAAAGCCCGCCCCTTGTGGAAGGGGGCGGGAGGTTGTGGAGGCGGTGGGACTCGAACCCACGGGCACGGACTGGGAAGACCTGCTCCCGCGAACCTGCCGCCCCCAAGAGAGTTGAGAAGGGCGACCTCGAATGGTCGCCGATCTCTAACGAGGACGGCGCGCAATACGCCGCCCCCGGCGGGTGGAGAGAGCGCAGTGTCTCTTCACCGCTCCACTGGAGGAAGGCGGAGGGTCAGCCGTCGGAAGGTTGAGGCCCCCGCCCCTCGCAGAACAGTCGAAGCTGGTCCGATTCGCTGGTCGCATCAACATGTATGCACGGACTCCCCAGTCTCGCACAAAGCCCTGTGGGCGACCACTAGAAGTGGCTGATCGGTGATGCCTGAGAGAAAGCCTGTGGATAACTCTGACGATGCCGCCTTCAAGCGCGTGGTCGGCTATTTCCTCGGGCACGAGAAGCCGAAAGACGAGAAGCCGAAGGCGCGCAAGCGCAAGCCTAAGAAGCACTCGACCAAGGCCAAGAAGCGCGCCTAGTCTGTCGGCATGGCCGACAACGACAACATGTTTCCGCCAGACCATTTCATGCCCAAGCCGTCGCCTTGGCGGTGGGCGTGGCTGGCGCTGATCTTCGCTGTGCCGCTCGTCTTCCTAGTCGCGGCGATGCGGTTAGCGCTCAGCCACTGACGGCTCAATCAAGAAACAATTCCTCGTAATCGTAGCCCCGGAGCTTCACCGTGGCCCTACATGAAGGGCATTCGAGCAAATGCTTGTCGATAAGAGGGTCGTTGTTGTCTTGGAGAATAGATTTCGCGCCGCGCTCATAGCAGGCTGCACAAACAGCATGCGCTGGCTCTCCCTTTGCTTCGGAGCGCTTGAGCACATACGCAAAGCTTCCGGGAACAATCTCTTTCAGACCATAGCGCTGCTTCTGAGCATTCCATGCTTCAAGCTTTGCCATTTCTGCTTTCAGCTCGCGTATTTGCTCCAGCAACGTGAACTGGTCCGACTGGGCCGCAAGTGCGCTCGATTGGGCGGCGAGGATTACTCCCTGGAGTTCAATAACCTTGCCCTGAATTTCCGCAGCCGTCTTGAGTTCCATAATACCCTTTGCGATGTCAGTAGCCGTCTTGAGGCCAGTGATCGCCGCAGAAATGGACGCCCAGTCAAGTAGGCAATCACCATGCCAACGCTCAAGAACCAACGGCACGAGCTCTTCGCGCAAGCTCTCGCCAAGGGCAAGACAGCGGACGATGCCTATCAAGAGGCGGGCTACCATGCCAATCGCGGCAATGCCACCACGCTAAAAGCAAAGCAAAGCATTCAAGACCGCATCGCTGAACTGCAAAACCGCGCCGCAATCAGAACCGAAGTCACTATCGAGAGCATCGCCAAGGAGCTTGCCGAGGCGTTCGACAAGGCCAAAGCAGAGAGCAAGGGCGCGAGCGCGATGGTTTCAGCGGCAATGGGCAAGGCAAAGCTGTACGGCTTGGTGGTTGACAAGAGAGAAGATGTTACTCCCGCCCGATCTCCGAAGCAGGTTGACGCCCGGATACGTCAACTCCTTGACGCTGAAGACGAGGATCGAGCTGTTGGATCTGCTCGAGGAGCGGGAGTTGGTCAAGAGGCAGACGCGCCTTTACCAACTGTACCCGGACACGGGACCGCTTAGACGCGAGCTTTACTCGAAGCACTTGGCGTTCTTTCGCGCCGGGGTCGAGCATATGGAGCGGGCGGCGATCGCCGCCAACCGCATCGGCAAGACCTGGGGCATCGGCGGTTACGAAACCGCGCTGCATCTCACCGGGGAATATCCCGAGTGGTGGGAGGGCAGGCGGTTCGATGGCCCGGTGGATTGGTGGTCTGCGGGCGACACCTCGGAGACGACGCGCGACATCGTGCAGCATGCGCTGATGGGAGCGCCTGGGGAATTGGGCTGCGGCCTAGTCCCGGCGGCGAACATCGTTGGCGAGCCGACCAAGCGCACTGGCGTTGCCGGCGCGATGGACATTGCCAGGGTCCGGCACAAGTCGGGCGGCGTGTCGGTGCATGGCTTCAAGTCTTACGATCAGGGACGCAGGAAGTTTCAAGGCACGACCAAGGACGGTATCTGGCTCGATGAAGAGTGCCCCGAAGATGTTTATGACGAGTGCCTTATGCGGCTTTTGACGACGGAGGGCATCATGCTGTGCACTTTCACCCCGTTAATGGGGCTGAGCACTGTCGCCCTAAAATTCCTACCCCATTTGGCACCGGAGGCAGCATCGTGAGAGCTGACATATGACCAAGCTGTGCGAGACCTGCCAGCATTTCCAGTGGGAGCAGAGCGTAATGGGGCGAGGTGCCTGCGCTACGCGGGCGCTGTGCGGCGTTCTGGTGGGCGCTCCGGGTCTGGTCAGCGACAAGCGGGTGGTGCTGGCCGACTGCCACGCCATGCGCTTCGGTGGCCCGTGCGGGCAAGACGGCAAATTGTGGCAGAAGCGCTGTGCGGCGTTCTGGTGGGCGCTCCGGGTCTGGTCAGCGACATGAGCCGCTACTGCCAGCAGATCGAATGGGGCGACGTGCCGCATTTAGACGATGCAGCCAAAGCCGCGCTGTTCGCCTCGATCCCGCCGCATCAGCGCGACGCGCGCACCAAGGGCATTCCCATCCTCGGCGCCGGGGTGATCTACCCAGTGCCGGATGATCTGGTGATCTGCGAGCCGTTCGAACTGCCTGAGTTTTGGCCGCGCGCTTATGGGCTGGACCCTGACTGGAACCGCACCGCAGCCCTGTGGGGCGCCTGGGACCGCGAGAGCGATATTGTCTATTGCTACTCGGAATATTTCTCTGGCCAGCAGCCGCCGTCGGTGCATGCCGACGCGATCAAGCGGCGCGGCGAGTGGATGGCAGGCGCGGTCGATCCGTCAGCGGCGGGGAAGATCAGCCCCAAGGACGGTTCGCGCCTGCTGGACGAATATCGCGAGCTCGGGCTCAACCTGATCGCGGCCGACAATGCGGTCGAGGCCGGTATTTTCGCCTGCTACCAGCGGCAAGCGGCGGGCCGCTTAAAAATCTTCCGGTCATGCACCAACACCATTGCCGAGCGGCGCATCTACCGGCGCGTCGAGAAACAGACCGAGAATGGGACTCGGGTAGTCATCGTCAAGGACCGGGACGATCTGATGGACGCCATGCGCTACCTCATCATGACCGGCATGCAGCATGCCTCGACCGAGCCGAGAGACATGGACGATTACGACGGCGAGCAGGCTGACCGCAGCCGCTCCAGCGTAACGGGGTATTGATGGCTTACGGCGAGGCGCGCGTCACCGGCGACAAGAGCAAAGGCACGCAAGCCGCGCTCGAGCAATTGCTCGAATGGGCCGATCTGCCGAACGTGGCCGAACAGCTTGACGAGCGGCAATTGCGCGAAATCGGCTGCGATGTCTGCCGCGAATACAAGATCGACCTCGCCTCGCGCCAGCCTTGGGAAGAATCGATCAACAAGACACTGGACCGGATCAGGAAGGCGGCCGAGAAGAAGAGTTATCCGTTCGAGGGCGCGGCCAATGTGCGTTATCCGCTGCTGGAGACGGCGGCGCTGCAATTCGCCGCACGGGCCTATTCGGCCATCGTGCCATCGGCCCAGGTGGTCAAGAGCCAAGTGGTAGGTGCCGACCCGCAAGGCCTGAAGCGGGCCAAGGGCGAGCGCGTTGCCGAGCACATGAGCTATCAGCTCCTCACCGAAATGGAGGAGTGGGAGGAAGACACCGACACGCTGCTGCATCAGATCCCATTCACCGGCTGTGCGTTCCGCAAGACGTTCTACGACCCGGCCTGGAAGCGCAATCGCTCGGAGATGGTGGCCGCGCTCGATTTCGTGGTCAATCAGAAGACCCGCTCGCTACAGACCGTGCCGCGGGCCACGCACCGCTTTGATCTCTACCCGCACGAGGTCGATGAGCGTATGGACTCCGGCGTCTATAGCGACCTGGATTTGCCCAAGCCCAAGGCAGCGAGCGACGACGAAGACGCTACGCACGAAATCCTCGAACAGCACCGCTTGCTCGACCTGAACGACGACGGCCAGCGCGAGCCGTGGATCGTCACGGTTCACAAGGAGAGCGAGCAGGTCTTACGCATCGTCGCCAATTACGACCCTGACGAGCTGAAGACGGTCGGCGCGGGCAAGAAAGAGAAGATCGCCCACATCAAGCGGCGCGCTCAGTTCGTCAAATATCCGTTCCTGCGCGATCCGGCCGGCGGGTTCTACGATATCGGCTTCGGCAAGCTCTTGGAGAGCGTGTCGGAGACGATCGACACCACGCTCAATCAGATGCTCGACGCGGGCAATCTGCAGAACTCGGGTGGCGGCTTCATCGGTTCCGGTCTCAGGCTCAAGAAGAGCCAGCTCCGGTTCTCGCCCGGCAGGTATCATGTGATCAACCAGTCCGGCGCGGTGATCAAGGACGCCATTGTCAATATCGAGCACCCCGGCCCAAGCACGGTGCTGTTCCAGTTGCTCGGGCTGATGATCGAAGCTGGCGAGCGCATCGCCTCGGTGCAAGATGTGCTCACCGGCGAGCAATCGAAGGTGCAGCCTGCGACGACGACCCTGGCGCTGATCGAGCAGGGCATGAAAGTCTATACCTCGATCTATAAGCGCATCTATCGCGCGCTGAAGCACGAGCTCGGCATTCTGTTCCGGTTGAACGGCAAGCACTTGCCCGACAAGGCCTATTTCACGGTGATGGACAGCGAGCAGGCGATCGCGCGCGCCGATTATGACCTCGCCAGCGTTGACATCGTGCCGGTCGCCGACCCGAACATGGTCACCGACATGCAGCGTTTGGCGCGGGCGCAGGTGGTGTCGGAAGCGGCGCAGAACCCGGCCTGGGCGCCGCTGATGAACCAGCAAGTGGCGATGCGGAGATATTTCGAGGCGGCGAGCATTGAGAACGTGGACGAGTTGTTGGTCCCGGCGCAGCCGTCGCCACAGCAGCAAGCCGCCACCGACCTGCAGTTGCGCGGCGCCGAAGCCGAGGTCGCCGGCAAGGAAGCCGACGCCGCACAGACGCAAGTCGAGACCGCTGGCAGGGTGAAGGAGATGGCGCAAGGCGACGCCGACAAGCTGGGAAAGGACATGGACCAGCAGCTAGGCGGTGAGCTGAAGGCGGCATGATCTCGAAGGAAGATTTCGCTGCCTGGAAGGACAATCCGATCACCCAGGCGGTGATGGCGTGGGTTAAGGCGCACGCCGCAGAGTCCAAGAAAGAATGGGATGCAAAGAGCTGGGAGCAGGGCAACCCCGATCCCGTGCTGCTGGCCGAGTTAAGGGCAAGAGCCCAGGTCGCGGAAGATTTCGCGGCGGTCGAGTTGAGCGACATTCAAGAGGACAGCGATGCAGAATCCGTCCGGCCTGACGCCGCTTGAGTTCAACGTGCTGGTGAGACCGAAGAAGGTCGAGGAGCGCACCAAAGGCGGCGTGTTCATGCCCGACGCGGTGCGCGAGAAAGAGCAGGTCGCGGGCATCGAGGGCGAGGTGATCGCCGTGTCCGAGACCGCCTTCACTTTCGAGCAGAACGCCCCCAGGGCCGCGCCCGGCGATCATGTCGTGTTCGCCAAATATGCCGGCATGCGGGTGAAGGGCATGGACGGCGAGGACTACCTGATTCTCAAGGACAAAGATGTAAGCGCCGTCTTCACTAAATGACCGTTTCAGGCAAAGCGTGGTTTCACTTACCGACGTGAGGAAAGAGCCAATGACGCAGGATACAGACGCCGAAGGCCAAGACGCCAACGGCGAAGAAGGTGAAGGCAAGTCGAACGAGGTAGAGACTCGCGCCCGGCAGATGGGCTGGGTGGACAAGGACGAGTTCAAGGGCGATCTCGACAAATGGCGCCCGGCAGATGAGTTCGTGCGCCGCGGCGAGCAGCATCTCGCCGTCAATCGCGAAAGACTCGACCATGCCTACAACGAGATCGACGCGCTCAAGGCGAAGCTGGCTGAGCAGTCATCGCAGTTCGATAGTCGCATTGAGAAGCTCGACGCCGCCAACAAGAAGGCGTTTGAGCGTCAACGCCAGCAGCTCGAGACCAAATATGCCGGCGCCAAGCGCAAGGCCGCCGAGGATGGTGATCTTGACGCCTACGACAAGCTGTCGGCCTCGGAGCGCAAAGATTTGGAAGCGCTCGATGCCGAGGCCGAAGATGCCTTGGCTGAGCAGACCCCGAAACGCCAGGAGCGCAACGGGCGGGAGATCAGCCCCGAGCAGCAGCGCACGGTCAAGGACTTTAGGTCGCGCAATCCGTGGTTCGACACCGATCCGGTGATGACTGCGGCGGCCGACGCCTATCATGTGCAGCTATTGAAGGACCGCCCCGGCATGGCCTTGGACAAAAACTTGGCCGAGGTCGAGAAGGAGATGCGCCGGCGGTTCCCGGAAAAATTCGGCGGTGACGATGACGAAGGCTTTTCGCTGGCGGAGGGCGGCAATCGATCTTCCGGCGGCCGGGCCCGGCAGAAAGGCGCGCGCGACTTGCCGGCCGAAGCGCGCAAGGCTGGCGAGCAATTCGTCAAGGACGGCCTCTACAAGGACTTAGCCGAATACGCCAAAGACTATTACGAGCAGGAAGGTGCAGCATGACCGAGCAGGCTCAACCCACATCGAAGCGCGCGGAGAAGGTCCGCGCCGCGCGCCGCCGCCGCAAGGGCCTTGGCGGCGCTTCGAACATGAAGCTCACCTTGCCCGAGGAAAAGCTCGACCGCAAAAAGTTCAACTATCGCTGGGCCAAGGGCGAACCGCAGCGCATTGCCCAACTGACGCAATATGACGACTACGACGTGGTGCATGACGAGAGCCTGGCCGAGGCAGACAAGCAGGCCGGTCTCGGCATTCACCCGGAGCGATTCGGCGGGCGCGACGAGCAAGGCAAGCCTTACAACATGGTGCTGCTGCGCAAGCCGAAGGAGCTTTACGAGGAAGACGAGGCAGAGAAGCAAAAGATGGTGGATGAACGCGAGGCCCCGCTGCTGCGCGGCGTCGTCAAGTCGCCAGACGGAACCCAAGGGCTGTCCGGTCCTAATGCCTATGTCCCCGCCGGGGGCATCAGCATCAAGCGGGGCGATTAGCCCTTTCAACCCAATCCATCTGAAAGGATGACGCTATGGGCGTTCTCAACGTGAACGCGCCATTCGGGTTGCGTCCTGTGCGCTATGCCTCGGGCAAACCCTACAATGGTGCGGTCAATCTCTACTTCGCCACCGGCGCGACCGGAGCGATCTTCCCTGGCGATCCGGTCGTTGCGGCCGGCTCCGCCAACACGGCCGAAGTGCTTGGCTTCCCGCCCGGCACGCTGCCGACCTGCACCGTTGCGCTCGACGGCGACGGCGACCCGATCTCGGGCGTCTGCGTCGGCGTGCTGCCGACCGATCGGGACTCACTCCCTTATCGCGCCGACAGCACCGACCGCATCATCGTCGTGGCCGACGACCCGGACCTGATCTTTCAGGGCCGCACCAACGCGGATTCGACCGCCTGGGCGGCGACCGATGTTGGTCTGCACGCGGTGCTGAAGGCGGGCGCCGGCTCGGCAGTCTGGGGTTTTTCGGGCTGGACG